ATTCAAAGGAGTCTATCATGCCGCAAATGGCAAACATCGAGGTCCTGGACAACCAGGCCGCGAACCACACATTCTACGGTGATCGCATCGATTCAGCCGGCGTTGCGTTCTTCGAGAACGGCAACTCGGTCTTCGAGGCCCGGGAACGCCTCACGTATCACGTGGCTCGCCCGAAAAAGGGCAAGTCCACGCGGCGCGTGTCAACCGTTCTCCTGGCCATCCCCGTGATGGATAGTGTGGACCCCACCAAGAAGGTGGACGAGAACCTCTTTGTCGGGAAGTTTTACATCTCGACCCGGAGTTCGACTGTCGACGCAGGCAATCTGCGCGTGATGGCCAACAACGTGATCTCTCACGCCACGGGCCAGGGTGTGGTCGACCAGGGCCGCTCGGTTACCTAACCGTTCGGCTACTTCGATCTACCAACCACGCTGGATTTACCTAAGAGGAGTCCAACCATGCCGTCTAAACGACAGCGTGACAAGACCTCGCGTCAGAGGAAGGGTAAGCGCACGCCGAAACGCGTGCGCACCGACCTCACGTCTACCGTAATCCTCGGTTTTCTCGAGGCTCTCGATTGTCCCCGTTCGCTCGCGGTCTGGCTTATGTTCAAGTATGAAGAACATGACCAACTCGTTGAGCTGACGATCGACCCCAGCAAGTACATCTGCTCGGAGAAGTTCAGGGATGATTATCTGGCGACTGAGTTCCTCAGCAAAGCCGACTTTCTGTCGCTTGACCGTGACAGAGCGAAGGTAGCGCTTGAGAAGTTCGCAGACGCACAGGAGAGCTGTAGGGTGACGAATCAAAGAGTCCGAGACCCGCGCCTCACTGGCCGGGCGTTTGAGCTGTTGTTCAGTCTCAAGCGAAAAATTTCTCAGATTCTAGGTTCGTTCAATCCCGACGAGTTCCTGAGGAGTCCCAATTGGGGGCCGGGTGCTACAGCGGCTATAAAACGCCGTGATGCATCCGCAGAGATCAAATTCGCCCGCGAGGGCGGAATCACACATGATCTCCACGACCTTATCTCGCCCGTTTTTCAGGGCGCGTACCCCGCGTGGGATACGTTCCGCTTTAAGTTCCAAGCGGGAAGTAAGGTTACCACCGTGCCGAAAAACGCGAAAACCGATAGAACCATTCTTATTGAGCCGGGGTTAAATCTCTGGTTTCAGAAAGCTCTTGGTTCTATGATTCGGTCGCGTCTACGGCGTGCTGGGATAGACCTCGACAATGGCTGGAAGCTACACAGAGAACTGGCGCACGAGGGCTCCCTCACGGGGCTCCTTGCGACAGTAGATTTCTCTGCTGCTTCTGACACCATCTCCGCGGATCTCGTGAGGGAGTTACTTCCCCCCACTTGGTACGCGGTTTTGAATTGTTGCAGGTCGAAGTACGCGTCTCTCAAAGCTGATCGGAGGTCCGTCGCCCAGATTCAACAGCTGCAGATGTTTAGCAGCATGGGTAACGGGTTCACTTTCGAACTCGAATCGCTCATATTCTTTGCTCTTGCCCAGATTTCATCGGGCAAGTGCGAGTTTGGTGAGCGGATCTCTGTGTTCGGCGATGATGTAATTCTGCCGACCCGGAGCTTTGAGACCTTCGTTAGTGACGCGCAGCTTATTGGTTTTACGGTAAACGTGAAAAAATCTCACGCACATTCCGTGTTCCGAGAAAGCTGCGGCGGTCACTATTTCGGAGGGCTTTGCTGTAAACCCATTTACCTGAAAGGAAAAGTAGCTTATGAGCGGAAAGGACAAAAACCCTTCTTGCTCGCTGGTTTCATGCCCGTTATTAAAGCCGCTAACAAAGTTCGTCGCCTTGCTTTTCGCAGTAGTAATTCTTACTGCGATGCACGGTTTCGATCTCTCTGGCAGCGACTTAGAAGTGCTTGGCCGGATTCTCTCGGCTCTGCTCCTCTAATACCGGACGGATTTGGCGATGGCGGTTACATCAGTAATTTCGATGAGGCCGCCCCCGTCAAACTGCCAAATTGCTTTGAGGGCTATTTGGCAACCAGTGTGATTACTGTAACTAAGTATCACAAAAGCTACGACCGGGGCACGCTTTTGGCACGCCTCTGGCCGGGTGAATCAGCCAGTCCTTGGACTGAGCACCGACGCATGTATCCTAAGATCCGTGACCTCTCACCGGCGAGTCGAAACACTGTCCTCAAGCTCTGGTTTTCTGAGCTGAAGGATTCTGTCGAAAGACAGAACAGTGCGACCCGTCGTAGAGAGGTTCATAAGATCCGACAGATACCTGTCCCAACGTGTTGAAACAGTATTATCAAGCAGTATTGCGGCAGTATTCTTTGCAGCATTTGTAACGTCTGGTACTATGTGGTATGGCGCG